TTCTTTTTTTTTTTTTAAAAGTGAAAAAGAAAAATTAAGTCCATCACTATTTTCTCTTTTTTAAATTTCAACTTCCTCTTTTAATCCATATCTCGTAAAAATTACTCTATTCTATATCATATTTAATCATTCATTCTTTTATTAATTATAACAAAATATTTATATCATATATAATGATTTACGTTTATATATTAAAACTTAAAAAAAATAAATTTTATATAGGTAAAACAAAATATCCAAAAAAACGTATAAGAGAACATTTTAATAATGATGGTTCGATATGGACAAAAAAATATAAACCGATTGAAGTTATAGAAATAATTGAAAATTGTGATAATTATGATGAAGATAAATACACTCTTATATATATGAATAAATATGGTATTGATAATGTTAGGGGTGGTTCGTTTTCTCGTATAACTTTAACAAATAACGATTTATATTGTATTAATTTATTAACAAAAAGTAATAATGATTTATGTTTTAAATGTAGTAGTCCAGATCATTATATTAAAGACTGTAATATAAAACACAAATATTGTATAAGATGTAATAGAAAATCTCATAACATAGAAAATTGTTATGCGAAATATCATAAAAATGGTAATATTATTCATACAGAAATAAATTCTGTAATTCTATCAGATGATGAATTAAATAATTTCGATGAAAAGAATGATTGTTGTTGTATTATTCTATAAAAAATAAGTCCATTACATTTTTATTTTTTTAAAAAAAATTTAATTTTCATTCCATATCTCGTGAAAATTATTTTGTTCTATATCATTTTTCATTATTAATATTTGTTTTGCTAATCCTTTTTCTTTAACTTTATCAATTAATATTTCATATATTTTAATTGTATTACTAATGTTTTTATCATTTAGTCTAAAATAATCATTATATTTTTTAATATATTTATTAAGTAATTTTACTATTCCTATATGTCCTGCTTCTGAAGCCATAAATAATGGCGTATCACCATTATTATCAGATTTATTAACATCTGCACCATTTTTCAATAAAACTTTTACTATTTCTAAATGTCCTTCGTTTGAAGCAAAAATTAATGGTGTATAACCATACTCATTAGATTTATTAACATCTGCACCATTTTCTAATAAAACTTTTACTGTTTCCAATTTTCCTCCGTCCGAAGCAAAAACCAATGGCGTACTACCAAAATTATTGGTTTTATTAACATCTGCACCATTTTCTAATAAAACTTTTACTATTTCTAAATGTCCTTCGTTCGAAGCCAGATGTAATGGTGTACCACCTTTAATATTAGATTTATTAATATCAGCACCATTTTCTAATAAAACTTTTACTATTTCTAAATGTCCTTCGTTTGAAGCAAAAATTAATGGTGTATAACCATACTCATTAGATTTATTAATATCAGCACCATTTTCTAATAAAACTTTTACTATTTCTAAATGTCCTTCGTTTGAAGCAAAAATTAATGGTGTTTTGCCTTTAATATTAGATTTATTAATATCAGCACCATTTTCTAATAAATCTTTTACTATTTCTAAATATCCTTCTTCTGAAGCTAAATGTAATTCCATTTTTAAAAACTTTTTTAAAATTTTTGAAATTGAAATTATTAATAAATAGTTAGTTATTTTGTATAAAAATTATTAATAAATTAGTAATATATTTGTTGGTCATCATAAATATTATTAAAATCAATTTTATTCTTTCCATTCTTTTCTTTTTAAACTTAAAAAATAAGTCCATATTATTATTCTATTTTTAAAAATTTTAACATATTTTTTTAATAATAATGATAATCATCATATTCTTCATATACATATTCTTCATTATTACTATCAAGATTACTCAGATGAGAAATTAAACGATATGGATAATTATTTAATACATATTCACAATCCATATATTTTATATTATGTAATATATCTTTTAATTCAAAAATTACATTATCATATGGATTATCTTTAGTATATTGATTAATAATATTAACAATACCATTTTCTGAAAATATATCAGATAAGGTTTTTTTTTGAATTGATGATTTTTTATTTTCATATTCCTTTTCATATTTTACAAAAAGAATTTCATTAAATATTGAAATATAATCATCTTTAGATAGATTATAAATAAGTGTATTTTTATTTTTAATATTTTTAATATATTGTAATGAATTGAATTCTTTTACTAATTTATTATAATTAGAATTTGACATTGTCGATTTTTTAAAAAGTTTTGAATCAAATTATAATTTGAATTATAAAAATTGAAATGATAATTTCTATTTGAAAATTATTGATTAATGAAATGAGTAAAAAGTAAATGTTTTATTATAAATATTTTTTATTTCAATTTTATTTTTTTAATTTATATTACCCATTTCTATATCTTCTTCTATATTTTCATAATTAGAAGAATTTCTAATTTGTCTATAACAACAATAAAATAATAAAAAACATAATACTATAAATATTATAAAAATAAATATCATATACATATTAGGTTTTTTTTTAGGTGCATCATTTTTATTTTGTGTTACTATACTATATCTTACTCCGTTTTTTGCAAAAACTGATCTTGCTCTCAACATTTGTCCTTTTGTAAACATATTTGTTTGTTCTCCATATGACATGAAATTCATAAACATATCTGGTGATCCACAAGAACTAGTTTTTGGATATGTACATATTATTGATGAACCACATTCTATATGATTCGTATTTGATGCAGGAGTATCATTTACACCATCATCGTCATTACAACCACCATCACCCCAAATATGTCTTAAATTCATCCAATGTCCAATTTCATGAGTTGAAGTTCTATAATCATTATAGAAAAAAGTTAAAGCATTTAATACATACCCATCTGTTTCAGGACTATTTTTAAATTCACTTGGAAATTGTGCATAACCAGCAATAAAACTACCATCGCTATCTTTAGGAATATTAACAATCCATACATTTAAATTTAATTCTGGATCAACTACATCACTACCACCAAATTTATTAAATTTCATTTTATTATCTATATTCCAATATTTTTTATTAGAAAAAGTATACTTAATTTTATTTATTGTGAAATTAATTTTAAAATCTGCCATTAAATCTTTCCATATTTCTGGTGTTTTTTCTTTATCATCATTTTTTAAATTAAAATCCTTATTTAAATTATCTAAAATATAAGTTTCAATAAAATTTTTGTCTATTTTGAATTTCTGATAATTTATATTATATTGATCATAGTCATTATATATTATATGAAAAATAATTGGGATATTAATTTGTTCGTAATCATCATGAGATTTATTTTGTTCATAATGAGTATTCATAAAATTAATTGCATGTTTTTCCAATTCTTCATCTATATATTCATTATGAATATATTTTTTTGTTAATGTTTTAGAATAAGTAAATATCACAAAATTTATTAAAATTAAAAAAAATTTCATTTTTTATTTAATTTATAGATATTATAATTTTTCATCAATTTTATTCATTTTTAAATTTTTTCATAACAGATTTCGCAATAATAATTTTCTTTATAATCGATTAAACATCTATTACAACAATATATTTCATCACATTCATCACAATTTCTTATACAATCATCACAAAAACATTCATTACATTCTTCACATTCCATAATATTATCCTCACATAATTCTTTTTCACAATAATTACAATATTCTTTTAATTCCATTTCATTAAATAAATTTTGTAACCCTTCCATATCTTTATCTTTAAAATCTGGTAATTCTTCTATTATTTTTTCTTTTAATTTTTTTTCAAATTTTTCTTTCTTTTTTAAATTATTATCTACACATTCTAAATTCCAAGTTAACGACTGGAATCCTCTACATTTTATTGGATTTTTTAATATATATACTTCTTCAATATAATTACATACATCATAACCATCTCCTTGATATACCCATTTACTTTTACTTTCTTCTTCTGTTAACTCATCTACTTTTTTTGAATCTCCCATTTTTAATACTGCTACTATATGCCCTTTTGGTAAATTATGTTTTTTATATTCTACATCTTTTAAATTTTCTAATAAATGTTTTTTAACCTCTTTATTGATATTTCCACTACCTAAATGTAATGCTAAATATTTATGATTCTTTATTTTTTGTTTTCTATTCTCTATATTCTTATCATAATACATTATACATTCTGCTACCAACTCACCTCTTACTGTAATACCCGATTTTAAATTATTAATAATATCTTGCATATTTTCAAAAATATTTAAATTAGAATATTATATATTATATATTATATATTATAATATCAATAAAAATAAATTTTAAAAAATTAAAATATTTTTAAGTCCATAATATTATTATATTTTTAAAAAATTTAATAATATTAAATATCTTCTCTACAATATGGACAATTTTTCTTTATCTTTTCCCATTGTGTAATACATTTTTTATGATAATAATGTCCACATTTTAATTGTGTAAAATTATTTTCATTAATATTATCTAAACAAATACAACATTCAGTATCTTCATTTGGTAATTTTTTTATAATATTTTCTTTTTTTGATAATTTAATTTCTTCATTTATTATTCCTTTTAATATATCAACAATTTTTGTCATGTTTTCTAATGAAACTTTTGTTGTTTCATCTTCTTTATCTTCTTTATTTTTTATTTTATTAAATATATCTTCTTTAAAATGAGATTTATTATACATCAACGTTTCAATTGAATTTTTATAAATAAAACGATATACATTTACTTCTTTTTTTTGTCCAATTCTATAACAACGTGCAATTGCTTGTTTTTCATATGTAAAATTCCACCACGTATCTATAAATATTACATTATTTGCTTCGATTAAATTTAGACCCTCTGCTCCAATTCTAAAATTCATCATTAATATATTATTATTAGTATCATTTTTCCAATTATTTATTAATTCGTGTCTTTCTTTAATTGATTGTTCTGATTTTATAAATGTACTATTAATATTTTCTTCATCTTTTATTTTTTTTGATAATTTTTCAAGATAACTAGTGAATGATGAAAAAATAATAACTTTCTCTTCTCTATTTATAACTTCATTTATTTTATTTTTAATCCCTTCATATTTTTCATTTCCAAATGATAAATTATGATTATATTTTTCCCAATTTGTATGTGTTTTTTTAATTTCTTCTTCTGTTAATAATTCATTTACTTCCATATATTGAAGACAACTTTTTTTATTATTTACTAATAAATATGGATCTAAACATAATTGTCTAAAACGAATAAATAAACCCATTAATTTTGGTATTGAATCTTGATAACCATCTTTATGTCTTTGCATATAATAATCCCATAATGTTAAATAATTATCGTAAATTTTTATAACATTTTGTTTTAAATTTAACTCATAAATACTTTCATTAAGTTTTGGTAAAGTAATATTTGCTTTATTATAATCAACATTATAAAATAAATCATAATATTCATCTGATATATCTTCTTTTCCCCAATTAGAAGGATATTTAAATCCTTTGCATTTAAATAATTTTAATAATGTAATTAACTCATTCCTATTATTTTTTATTGGAGTACCAGATAAACCATAAATATTTTGACAATTTAAAGTATATATTGATTGGAATGTTTTAGTTTTCCAATTACTAAGACATTGACATTCATCGCATATAACATTATTCCATTGAATATTAAATATTGAATGTGTTCCATAATTAACATTATTTAAATAGTTATTATTATCTCTAATATACCATTTTTCCCACATTGATTCTCTAATTTTAAAAATAAGATTATTAGAATAAAAATTTGATGATTTTGGTGGTGAATTACGAACTTTATTTGCCCGAGTGACAATATTATAAGTAGTTAATATGATATCATATTTTAATAATTCTTCTTTTGTTATATTTTTTAAATTATTATAATCGGAATGCATAACAAAAATAGAAGGTTTTATATCATAAAATTTATCAATTTGATTTAACCATTCACCAATTAAACTTTTAGAACATATAATTAAATTATTTTTAGAATTACTTTGGCGAATATATTCAAGAGTTGTAAAAGTTTTACCTAAACCCATTTCTACAAATAAAACACCTCCATTAGATAAATCATTATCATTTGTATGATTCATCCAATTAATTATATCTTTTTGATAAGGATATAATTCAATATTTTCTTTCAATTGCATTTTTCCAATAATATAAATGTAATTATTAATTATGTATTTAAAAATAATATTCTAATATTGATTTTAAATATTCTTTGAAATTCTAATTTTTTATTATAAATATTTATTAAATAAATTTTAATTAAGAAAAAAAAATTGAGACATTTCATTAATTTTTTTCATTGTTGTTTCTAATTCACATTTTTTATTATAATAAGCTTTATTTTCTACATTTAATTCTTTATTTTCATATTCTAAGTTTTTAATTTTATCTGTTAATTCTTGATTTTTTGTAATTAATTCATATTCTTTTTCTTTTGTTTCTGTCATATATTTTTCAATATCTTCTTTCATATTATTATATTTATCATGTAAATCAACGAAACAAGTATATAATTGTATATAATCAAGTTTTTTATTTTTTTTTAATTCTTTTGGATTCTTAATTTTGTATAATTTATTGATTTTTTCCATTATATATTATTATTATTATATTAATATATTTAATAAAATTTACAAAATATTATTTTAAAATGTTCCAATTTTCAAGTGATAAATATTTGAATAATATTATAAAAAAATATTTATTATTTTTATTTAGATATATACATCCAAATATTATTACTATATTTGGTTTAGTCACTAATATTCTCATATTTTACTTCTATTATAATAATTTATTAATATTTATTATTTTAAATTTTTTACGTATTATATTTGATAATTTAGATGGAATGATTGCTAGAGAATTTAATAAATGTAGTAAAATTGGTGGTTATTTAGATACTTTATGTGATGTTTCACATATTTTAATCATTTCATATTTTATAATAAGTGATTATTTAAATATTAAATATATATTTTTATCATTAATTATAATATTTTTTATAATATTTTTTTATTTATACAATTTAAATTCATTAAGTAATCATGATAATTTATATAATAGATTAAATTATAGATATATGGATTATATTCCAGTTTTTATTTCAAAAAATACATATTTATCAATTTTTTTATTTAATTTATTTATTATAAAATATTACATTTACGAATAGATAAATTATTATTTTTATAGTAATTTAAGTCCAATATATAAAAATATTTTTAAAAAATTAATAATATTAATCACAATCTTTATAATACAATAATTTTCACTATAATATAAAATTAAAAGATTTGGAAATCTTCGTCCATATCTAATAATTCACCAGCTTGACCTTGATAATAATGTTTATTAAACAATTTATTATTCTGTTGTATTTTTTTTTGTAAATCTTCACGGTCTGCTTTTTTTGCTGCCCTTTTTACGCTTTTGTACCATTTATTATATTCTTGGTCACAAGAATAACACAATATTTTATTCTCTTTTGAACAAGAACGACAAATTGAACGATTACGGCAATTATCACATTTTTTCAAATGCTCTTCTGGTACTTCACAGAAAGTACATTCGTTAATGCGATTAAGTAAAGATACTTCTTTCATTGATTTTTTATTTGATTTGAATAATTTAGAAAACATATTTGTTATTGAGTTAGCTAAAAATGAATTTGAGATTAAAAAGTTGAAATAAATCTATTTATTATAATCTTTTTAAAATCAATTTTATTTTTTAATTATTTTATATAAACATCTACTATCTACATCAAGGGTTGGTTCTTTTTTATCACGAGGAACTATTCTTAATATAGTTTTTGATTTTAGATTTTTATGATATGGTTCATTACATCCTCCATGTGATCCTTTTTTTGGTCCAGTACAACGAGCACGAAATTGTTCATAAAAATCACGAGAATCTTCATATTTTACTTCTTTATTTTTACCAAGTTGTATATTTATTGTATTATGTAATTTATTTAACCATCTCGATAAACTTTCTCTATTTTTCATAACAGACATTGTTAATTTTGTCTCTTTTGATTTTATATTTTTTTTATAATTTTCTCTACATGATTTACATGGTAATACATATTGTAATGATTTTAAAAAATTCATATAATTTTTTTTATCTTCCTTTGTTGGTTCTACTGGATAATTAAAAGACATCGTATGTAAAAAATACCACATACATGGACCCCATACAAATGTTGAAAACCCATTTCCACTATTATAATCTTTATCTGAAAAAATATAATTATTTCCTTTTATTTGACATTTATCAATATTAGTATTTTTACATTTTTTTTTATTTTGAGACATAATAATATATATATTATAAATAAAATTTTATTAATATTATATTTAAAATAATATTATATAATGGAAAATATTGATAAAATATATAATATTAAGAATCCATCAGAATTGAATAAAAATAAAAAACTTGATTATATACAATTATATACTTGTTTTGTTGATCTACATAATAAATATAATAATTTAAAGAATGATTTTAATGAGAAAGAACTTAAATTAAAAAATGAAATAAAAGAATTAGAAATAGAAAAAAAATCATATTATAATAAAAAAAATTCTTTAGAAGATGTTATGAATGATATAAAAAATATGTCTGGTCAGTTTTTTTAATTTTTATAATTTTTTTTTAAAATTTATTCAATTATTATCTATAATCCAAATATATATTATTTTTATTTAAATGAAAAAGTTAGTAAATATTAAAAAAAAAATTATTATTTTTTTATATAAAAAAGTTTTATAATAATGATTAAAATAATAAACATTTTTGTAAAAATATTTTTTATAAGAAAAGAAGATGAAACTGATAAAATTATATATTTAAATATAAAAAGAAACAAAATGTCTTGCATAATATGTAATGAATTAAAAAAAATTAATATGTATGATAATAGTTGGGAACAAAGAGAAATAATAAGAGAATATTATATAAAAAAATGTTATTGTAGTAAATACTGTTAAAAAAATAATTATATTTAAAAAATATAATTATTTTATGGACTTAATATAGTTTTAATTACTTATTTTAAAATAAGTCTGTTATAATATTTTTTTTAAAAGTTTGGTAATTCTACTTCTACATTCATATTTGACATATCACTATTATTAAATATATTAAATAAGAATAATGATGAAAAAATACAGAATGATATAATTATAAAGTAAAATATATATTTATTAATATCATATTCTGATTCATCATCTAAATTTAACGAATCATGTAAATATAAAAAAAATGTTGTAAATATTGATGTTATAATTGTTATTAATAATGTAACAAACATTATATGTAATATATATAATATATATATTATTATATTTTATATTAATCTTTATTAATATCCAATGATATCATTGTTTTACTATCTAATTCTTCATTTATAATATTAATTTTACTGTTTCTTTCTCCTTGATATGTTAAATGATATAAATTATATTTTAACATTATGTAAACAGAAAATATAAAGTTTATTAAACTAAATACTATAAATCCAATTCTTACATAAAAAAAATTATTACTCCATCCATCATATACTAAATAAAAAATATCACCTAAAATTAATAAAATTTCCATTAATGATAATATTTGAATATCTTCATGTAAAAATTTAAATTTATCTTTTTTTATCGCAGATAATGTTTTGTATGCAGTAAATGCATTTAAAAATGTCAAACTTAAATGATTTATTCTTAATGGTACTAATTTTAAAATTTCAATTATTATATCTAAAAATAATTGAATTATTGCATTAATCGCAACAAATAGCATAAATTTTTCATCTAATTTTGAATGCATATAATTTATTTAATATTAAATGTAAATTTTATTTTAATAAGTTAATTATTATATTATTTATACTATCATGATTTATAGAATTACATTTTTTACAATAATTATATTTTTTATTACATTTTTTACATATATTATTTTTTTTACATATATTACAATAAAAATATTTAGAATTAGTTTTTTTACAATATAAACATTTTTTTATTTTAGGTTTTTTAACTAATATATATTCAAACATTATATATAATTATATATAATTTATATTTTAAATTAAACTTTCTGTTTTTATCTTTTTTATAAGATAAATTCATGAATAGTATTATATATAAAATAAAATTACTCAAAAATAATTTAAAATAGTGTTTTTTCGAAGAAGTTGTAGTACTCATATACTAACTTTCTGTTTTTATCTTTTTTATAAGATAAATTCATGAGTAGTATTATATATA